TCCAGGATCTCCCCGTCAATGCCCTGGGCCAGCTCCTCATCCGTCATCTGGCGCTCATAGGACATTCCCTGGAGGATCTCCTCCCGCAGCTCCCGTTTCAGATCCCGTATCAGCTCTCCCATATCCCTCTCTGCCCCTTTAACATCCCTCGGACGAAATCTCCCAGATCCCCCCACAAAAGCTCCTGCGGAAAATGCTCCATCCGCTTCATTCCTGTAACCATGGGAACATGGATCTTGTGGACTTTTCCTGCCACCGCCTTTCTCCCGCTTTTTTCCACATACTGCTCAAACTCCTGGAGCTTGGCCCTGGAAACGGCATCCTCCCGGATGGGCATATAGACCGCCTGGCAGATCTCCAGAAGCGGCAGTACCTGCCTCCCATAGTTCCCAATATCCAGGACCAGGGTCCCATATCCTCCCTCCTCCAGGATCTTCAACAGGAAATCCGCCATTTCCTCTGAGGTGATCTGGTTATAATCATCCGGAAAACGGATCGGGGGAAGCCAGGCCATATCTCCCAGATAGTAAATGACCGAATTAAGCTGAAGGCCGTGGAACCGGCCCTGCTTATAATAATAGATCAGATCCGAAAGATCCCGCTTCCACTGCTCGTCCAGAAGACCGGAAAAACCAGTAAACGTATCCAGCGTAATGAACAGCAGATTTTCCTCTCTGGCCAGAAGCTGGCCCATTGCCAGGGCCAGGGACGTTTTCCCGCATCTTCCCACCGGGGAATACACGCCGATGATCCGTTTTCCCGAAGCCGGAAGCCCCGGAAAATCCGTTTTCCCTTCCGGCGTTTCACAGTAGGCCGCCATCACCTCCCGCAGGATATCGTCGCCGGACTGGTATTTATAGATCCCATGCCCGCCTCCCTCCCCTGCCCGGACTTCCTCCTCTGTGAGAAGGATCCGCTGGACCGACGGGAGGCCTGGAAAGCCTCCTTCGGACAGCGTTCCCGTAAGGAGCACATCGATCCCATGGTCCCTGGCAAACTCCTCCAGCCGCTTCCTGGATGTAAAGGCCCGGGCGGAAAATATCCCGTCCTCCCTCCGGTTGATATAGTCAGAAAGCCGTTCCGCATAAAATGGATCCTCGTCGTAAACC